ATTTCTCTCTTTATATGGTTGATAAGACGCCAGCAATCTACCATAATGAAAAGGTGAGCCTGATACTGATATCCTTATATTGAGATCGCACCGTAAGTAAGAATAATTTCTCAATTTGGCACGAACACTGGGTACCAAAGACCACAAATCCCAAATAGGGTAGGCAACAGTTAGACTGCTGCCTACAGCAACGTCGAACGCTGCTATCTCTACTGGGCGCTCCAAAAACGCATTGAGGTCCAATATCTCGGTTTGTCCTTGATTAAAATAACTAGAAGTCTTCTGATCAACACGGTCAGTAATAGCGCCACCCACATCTTGAAGATTCTCGTGTGTGGTTTTAATATCGTCCATTATCGCGCCCGTAGTTTGTAGTGCTACATCCATGGACTGCGTTACAATTGTTGGTCTGGAATATTTTGACTCTTGGCGCTGAAGCCATCTTATAGTTGTCTCTATATCGCGGACACGACTCTGTGCTCTCACAACATCTCGAAAATCTGGTGTTCCATCATTCCACACGGCTGGATTGCTCCGTATTTCCTCAAGAGTATATTCAACCTTGTGTTCAGTAAGAGCCACTTTGGCTTGTTTCAATTCCTCATTGTATTGATACTTCATATTTAAAATTGTCTCATATTGTATAGTAAGTGTGGAAAAAATTAGCCGACACGGACACTCAACCGTTGAGGCCAGAGGAATGGGAACTAGTTTGTTATTTTTAAGAGGCTTAAACTAGCAAACCTGCTAAATAGCAGTGCCTCTGACCTGAGGAAGAGTGGACCCATTCATCCACTCTGTCCCCATTTATTTATTCTCCCACTATACGCTCGTGTACATCACCGAAATTCGGCAAGACACGACGTATCTGGGTAGAAGTGGTCATCTCCAGAGAATCAACCAAAAGCGTGATCAAATCTTCTCTGATATTGTTGAACTCAGTTTCGGTATTGCACCAAAAATAAGCTTCCCACAAGAAACTAGCACAAGTGCTTGTTAATTGTTCAACAGGGGAAACTGCATCTGAAGGTAAGTACCAATACAGCGCTTTGTATAAGGAACTTAAAGCTAATCTAGCAACCCACCCTTTTGTTATTTCAGAGTATACAAAATTTCTCTTCAGGAATGACATAGAGTGGACATTTAAGAATGGCTCCATTTTTGCACCTTTATCCGCATTAGTAAATTCCATGTTGTAAACTTCCTTCACAAAGTCTTGATACACTACATTATTAAAATGCTTAGAGACTGATTCTTTTATAGCAACTACTACATCGTCTCCGTAGGTGACTGGCAGTACATGTTGGAAAAAATCTTTGTCTTTGGTTTTCGGTGACGCATACCACGCATACATTAACATGATGAGTCCCTTCAAGGAATTGTCTTCTGCTGTCGCGTATTTGCCGGATGGCTGCATACCCGGTCGCTCAAACAAATCCTGATTCATATTGACATTTGGAAATAAGTTATCTGACAAAAGAGAACGCACTAACGTCATCGCACTGTCGTT